ATGCGGTGTGGTAATTGCGCCGCGTTCATCCAGACCCCGGAAATGATGGCTTGTATTGTTAAGGGCATCCAGGGGGAAGAGAGCAACGATGAGACGTATGCGCCCGAAGTATCTAAGGCGGCGAACTTGGGTTATTGTGAATTGTTGGAGTTCAAATGTGCGGCATCGCGCACTTGTAGCGCGTGGTTAGTTGGTGGGCCGATTACGAAGCCGATGACCAAACGCCAGCGCGAGACGGTTTTGATGGCGAAGGTGATGTTGCCCCAGGGCGACGATGAAGAAGGTGAAGATTGATGTCTAAGGCTGTCACCGCACCCCGCGAATTGAAGATCAAGGGCCAGGATCATATGTTGGCTTATATCACGCGCAAGGAAGCAGATTTGCTGAAGGCTCGCGGTGGTTCTGGGCGTAAGACGCGGTATGGCATCCCCTCCTATGAGGATGGGGACGGTAGTGATGGGAGCGACGGTTCAAATGGAAGTGATAGTGATACTGGCGGAGATGCTGCTAATTCTGAAGCAGGCACTGCCGCTGCTGCTGGTGGAGTTTCAGGAACTGGCGCCGGTCCAACCGGCGCTGGGGCTGGCGACACCAATGAAACTGGGCCAAGTGCTGCCGATGTAGGGATTAGCGGGGCTGATATGGCAGTGGCGGATGTTGCGCCAGCAGCCCCCGCAGCCCCGACAGCGACGGTGAACACTGCGCCATTTGGCCAGGCTCCTTCTGCGCTGGGTATGGGCGTTATCGGTGGTCTTGCTGGGCTTGGTTTGGGTGTGCCGGGTCTTGGTACTGCAATGGCAGGGATTGGCGCCCGTTCAGATGCCATGAATTTGAATGAGCAACTTGGCATGATGGGGTTGGACCCTAATATCGATCCTGAACAAGCTGCTGTGAATGCTATGAGTATGGGCGCATTTGGTAGAAGCGCCGCTGATCAGTTTAATCAGACTTTAGGCTTTGACGCCTTGGCGGAAGCGCCAATGTCGGCTTTCAGTACGCCGGATTTATCTGCGCCCCCGTCTTTTGATACTGCGAGCGAGTATGCGTTATTGAATGAACAACTTCCTACGGGGCTTGATCCACTCGCCACCCCCACCACTTCGCCATATAACCCGGCTGGTGGTTATGTTGTCGTGAATGGCAACATCGTCCCCCGCGCATCGCTTGGCTTGTTAGGATAAAGACATGGACCCGAAGATTTCAGATTTGGTGTCTGACTTGACAGGCATGATGCAGGATATGGCGGTTGACGCTGGCATGGATGCTGAATTGCCAGATCAGATTGATATTCAGGCTATCGTTTCTGGCGAGATTGAGGACGCTGTTGATTACATCGACAGCACCATTTCGCCATTGCGCGCTGTTGCTACTGAGTACTACCGAGGGATGCCATTCGGGAACGAGGAAGATGGGCGGTCCCAGGTAGTTAGCCGCGATGTGCGGGATACGGTGCAGGCGATCTTGCCGAGCCTGATGCGTGTGTTCTTTGGTAGCCAGAAGATTGTCGAGTTCGTGCCCAATGGCCCAGAAGATGTGGCGACGGCGGAACAGGCGACGGACTATATCAATTATGTGATTACGCGCGATAATCCAGGGTTTGAGATTTTCTATTCTGCTTTCAAGGATGCCTTGGTGTGCAAAACCGGGATCATCAAGTTTTACTGGGATTCTCAGGTAGAAATCCAGACCGTTGATATGAGCGGTTTGGATGACACTGCGCTGGCGGTATTGAACTCTGATCCTGATTGTGAAGTGCAAGTGACGGTGGCTTATCCTGGTGATGTTGACCCGGCTACGGGGATGCCTGGTCCCGCCATGTATGATGTGCGGGTCATCCGTCGCTGGGACATGGGCCGCTTGAAGATTGCGGCGGTTCCGCCGGAAGAACTGTTGGTGGCGCGTTCTGCTATTAGCTTGGATGATTCGTCAATTGTCGCGCATCGCCGTATCATGACGGTCAGCGAATTAGTGGCGATGGGGTACGATAAGGACGAGATCGAGCCTTACGCCAATGAGGTGGACGAACTAGAGGATAACGAAGAACGGTTTATCCGTAATCCACAAGCCACCATCGACATGGCTAATCGGTCTGATGTTGCCGCGAAAAAGGTTCTGTACGTCGAAGCCTATGTGAAGATTGACATGGATGGCGACGGTATCGCTGAACTGCGCCGCGTTTGCACGGTTGGTCAGGCTTATGAGGTTATGCGGAATGAACCGGCGGACATGATCCCGTTTGCGGTGTTCTGCCCGGACCCAGAGCCTCACACGTTCTTCGGTTTGTCTGTTGCTGATCAGGTGATGGATATTCAGCTTATCAAATCCAACATCCAGCGGAATATGCTGGATAGTCTGGCGCTGGCCATTCATCCGCGTGTGGGTGTGGTTGAGGGCCAGGTGAATGTTGACGATGTGCTGAATACGGAAGTTGGTGGCGTGATACGTATGCGGGCGCCGGGGATGGTGCAGCCGTTTAACTTGCCATTCGTGGGCCAGCAGGCTTTCCCGATGCTGGACTACATGGATGGCATGAAGGAAAGCCGCACGGGCATTACCAAGGCGGCGGCTGGCTTGGCGGCGGATAGTTTGCAGTCTTCTACCCGCGCAGCGGTGGCGGCTACGGTGTCAGCGGCCCAGCAGCGTATTGAACTGATTGCCCGTATCTTTGCAGAAAGCGGCATGAAGCGGCTGTTTACGGGCTTGTTGAAGTTGGCGGTTCAGAACCAGCGCGCGGAGCGTATGGTGCGGTTGCGTGGTCAGTTTGTGCCGGTGGACCCGCGCAGTTGGGACGCCAATATGGATGTTATTGCGAATATCGCGCTGGGTGGTGGCACGGAACAGGAGAAAATCCAGGTTCTTACCACAGTTATGGCAAAACAAGAGCAAATCTTGCAGTTGGCTGGCATGGATAACCCGCTGGTTAGTTTGGCGCAGTATCGGAATACACTGGCGCAGATATTGGCGCTTTCCGGCTACAAGGACGCTAATCAGTTCTTTAGTGATCCGGCGCAAATGCCGCCGATGCCCCCGCAACCGCCGAAGCCTTCGCCGGAAGAAATGCTGGCCCAGGCGCAGATGGCGGCGATCCAGGCTGATATTCAGAAGAAAGCGGCTGAACTGGAATTGCGCCGCGAGGAAATGGTCCGTAAGGACGACTTGCAGCGCGATCAGATGGAAGCTGATTTGATGGTCAAGATTGCTGAGATGCAGGCTCGTTATGGGGCGCAGATTGATGTGGCGCAGATTAGGGCTTCTATGGAGCGGGACCGTGAGGCGATGCGCCAGATGCAGATGATGCAGCGCCAACAGGTGCCACAGGTAGCGGGTGCAAATATGGCGCCGGGTGCTATGGGTGGGCCTTATGGTTGATTTCGCAACTCAGATAGCGGCGGGGAACGACGCTCTCAGGCTGATGAATGATCCGACGCTGAAAGCGGCGGTGGAGTTGGTTGAGAAGCAGTTGTTTGACGAGTGGAAGACCGCCAAGTTTGAGGCTGATCAGAAATACATCCACGCAACGATGCGGGGGATGCATGAGTTTTTGCGGTCACTTCAATCCGTTATAGATAGCGGAAAAGTGGCAGCAGCAATCGCCGAAAGGCGTTTTTAGGAAGGATGAAGTTTGATGTCTGAATCGTCCGGCACCCCCGCCCAAGGCGGGATCGGAATCCACCAGGCACAAGATGCCATAGCCGATATTCTGGCCGCTGATGACAGCGATACCCAGGGCGGTGAGGCGCAGCAGCCCGAAGCGCAAGCGGAGGGCACCGAGACGGAGGAAACAGAGGCGCAAGCTTCTGATGAAACCGTTGAGGAAACCGCTGAAAGTGAAGACGAAGCACAGGACGAAGAGCAACCTCATGAAAGGCTTCCCGAGTCAATCAAAGTAAAGATTGCTGGTGAGGAAGTTGAGGTGACGCTGGACGAACTGGCGCGGGGTTATTCGCGGCAGGCGGACTATAGCCGGAAGACGCAGCAACTGGCGGAAGAGCGCAAGGCGTTCCATGCAGAGGCTGAAGCCATCCGGCAAGAGCGGGCGCAATACGCGACGCTTTTGGGGGCCTTGCAGCAACAGTTGCAATCCACCGTACAGGTCGAACAGCAGCCTGATTGGGACCGTCTTTATGAAGAAGACCCCATCAATGCGACTCGGTTGGAGCGGCAATGGCGCAAGGTGCAGGAAGATCGGGCAGTTAAGTTGGCGGCTATTCAGGCCGAGCAACAGAGGCTGAACCAGACTTTTGAGCATCAATCTGTTGAGCAGATGAAGGCCCTTTTGGTGCAACAGTCGCAACGTTTGCCTGAGTTGATCCCAGAGTGGAAAGACCAGAAAGCGGCGGCGACTGAAAAGAAGCAGCTACGGGATTGGCTGGTGGATCAAGGTTTGAATGAAACCGAGATTAATAGCCTGCACCGTGCTGAACATGTGGCGTTGCTGCGTAAAGCTATGCTTTACGACAAAGGACAGCGGAAGGCACAAGCTTCAGTGAAGCCCGCCCAAACCATGCGTCCTGTTCGCCCCGGTTCTTCAGCTTCAGCACCAGGAACCAAAAGTGTCACAGATTTAACCCGTGCAAAGCAGCGTCTCGCTAAAACCGGGACTGTCAACGATGCCGCTAGTGTCCTAGCGGCGCTTCTCTGAAAGGATATAGGCTATGACTATCGTTGCTAATACCTTCACGCGCTATGATGCCAAGGGCATCCGTGAAGACCTGGCGAATGTGATTTACAACATCTCGCCGGAAGAAACCCCGTTCCAGTCTAACACTGCCCGCGTGAACGTGAAGAACACGTTCTTCGAGTGGCAGACCGATAGCCTGGCGGCGGCTTCCACCACCAATGCGGCGCTGGAAGGTGATGACATCACCTCCTTTACCGCTGTTACGCCAACGTCTCGCCTGGGTAACTACACGCAGATCAGCCGTAAGACGGTTGTGATC